GAAATCTTGCTTCATCTTTATAAGCTAAATCACCTACTTTAACTACAAACAAAACTACAGTTGAATGTTCTTCTATAGTTCTAGTTGAATCTGCTTTTACAATACCACCTTGATAAGTTTCTGAAGCATCAGGAATTGCACAAAGTATTTTGTATCCTTTAGGCTCAGGTAATTGTAAACCCCGTTCTTCAATTGGTATATCTTCTACTTCTACTTCAGTAACCGTTGGAATATTAATTGGTCGACCACTAGCATCAACTAAATTTTTATTCATAGTGAGTATTTGTTCACTCATCAGAATTCTCCATTTTATTTACGATATCGGCAATAAGGCCTTGTATAGTATCGCAAGCTCTTATATATCCTACTGCAGATTGATAATGTGCATAATCTTTAGCAGAACCGTCAGCAATGGAACTTAATATATCTTTGCGTTTCTCAGCTATCTTGTTGATTAATAGCTCTAACGTTGGGTCTATCATTTACTACTCCTTTGGTTGTTGTTGATCCTTTTTATTATTTGATAATTGCATATCTTGTTGTTTGTGAACTGCTTGCATACCTAACTCAACACCTCGAGTTTGTTGGTCTGCTTGTAGTTTTTCTTTATCAAACGTTGTTTTTGCTCCAATTTTTACTCCCTCAATACGTTCTTGAGAGTCCATTTTAGCTTTATCAAGTTGTAATCTAGCTTTATCTAGTTCAATATCTGCCATTGTTTTTTGTGCTTTAATTTGAACTTCTTGTGCTTTAAGTTGAAGTTCTTGTTGTTGCATTTGAATGAGCGGATCTTGAGCTTGTTGTTGTGCAACTTGTTGTTGTGTTTCTGCAGTATTTTTTTGCAATAACTGTTGAGCTGCTTGTGAAGCAAGTCTAGATATTTGTACTTCCTCTTCCTTAGGAATTTCATCTTCAGGATTAGGTAGTGGTATGCCTAGTTGATCTTCAATTTGTTTTCTATATTCAAACGCAATATGTTCATTAATATGAGCCATTGCAGCAGCTTGTATTACTTGAGCTTGAGGATTTTGACCTATAAGTTGTGCAATCTTAGGATCTTGCATAGCTGCCATGTGCACTTTAATATGTGCTTCATGATCTTGGTATAGAAACGCTTTAACAGGTGTGCCATTAATAAGAGCCATATTTTCAGTTACAGGATCTTTAGGTTTCTTATCTTCTGCAGCTGGAATAAGTTTACCAATGTTCTTAACACCTAATACTTCTAACATCTGCTTATTAAGCTCAGCTAAGTCATAAATCTGTGGATTAGCTTGCGCCATTTGCATAACTGCTTGATATTGTACAACTTTTTGAGACATTGTTGCAGCATTTGGATCAGATACCGGTATAACATCTACATTATCATAATCTGCTTGTTTAGCACGTCTATCACCTACATCTGGATCATATGAATATTCTTTTGGAGTGTAATCACGAATAATGCCTTTAAGTAACTTAAACTCTTGTTTCATCGCATAGTAGATACGCGCTTGAATAGCTGATGTTACTTTTAATGTACGTTCAAGAATTGCTAATGTAGTTCCAACAGGAGCATTAGCTGACATATCAGAAACTTTTAAACCTTCTGCATTAGCAAATGCACGGCCTTCTTCAATAATTTGATTCATCAACATATTAAGAACTTGTGAAGGTTCTTTATAAGGCAACGGTAAAATGTTATCTCGGATAGCACCTGATGGTACATCTACGTCTCTCCATTCCCCTGGAGCTATAGGAGTATCATCACCTTTGATACGAAGTCCTCGTGACTTCATACCACCTGGTAAGTTTGATAGAGTACCTGCGTCTACAAGTTGACGTAAGATCATAGTACCTGATTTTGCAAAAGCACCTATCAAATGAATTAAACCAAAGCAGTAAAAGCCAAAACCTGGAATGTAACCATAATGAACAAAGTGTTGACGTTTAGCTTTTAACTTATCATCTGGATTCCAATTACGACGAATAGCTAAAATAGTGCTTGTACCTTTTTCAATAGTTACTACATAAGGTAATGCAATGCCATCTTCAGAATCACCATTTTCTAAATCTAAATTAACATGTATCTCAAGAATTTTAAATCTATCATCTTCTGAAGGATTAAACCCTAGTTTTTCTGCAATTTTTTTCTCTGCTTCATCAATATCTAAGAACGGTTCACCTAAATCTACATCACGATAAAAACCAGCTACCTGTAATTTTTTTAATTCATTAGGCGTTTTACGCATAACATGGGTTACACGTTCTGCAGTTTCTAGATTAGACGCACCGTAAGGCACTACTATATCTTCTGCAGGAACATACATCGCTACTTGACGTTCTAACGATGGATCAAAATAAACTTTCTTAAACGCATTACCCGCTAGTCCTAGTCCCCATAACATTCTTTCATGCTCAGGTCTATATTCTGGCATTGTGTCTGTTAACTGATAGTTCATGTCTTCTCGAACTCGATGTGCTGCTTCTTCTTTTTCTGGGGTTTGTTTACCTACTATAATTGTTTTAACAGGACCTGCAGCTGGAAATGTTTCCATCATAGTCTCTGCTTGAAATTTGACTAACGCTTCTGTCATGAGTGGGTGAAATACGTTACATGCACCTGGCCATGGTTCAGTTCTATCTTCTACTTTAAGACCTAATAATTCTAATCCATCAACATATGTAGTTAGCCAATCTTTTCTTGAATTAATATCAGCATCATATTCACCAATTAAATCTCCTGATAATTCGGTAAGCTCACCTTCATCCATGTCTTCTGCTAAGTTATTATTAAACTCATCATCTTTTTCTTTACCAGGAATAATAGTAATCTCCATGCTGCCATCATCTAGTGTTACTGAGTCTGGGTTTTCAATTTGAATTTCCATAGCGGGTTGTTGAGCTGCTAACTCTTCAATTCCTTGAGGCGCTTGACTTATACTTTTATCTACATTAATTGCCATAATTTATCCTTAAACTAAATACAACTTGTTCCTAGAACTTCTAAATCCTGGTATATCTTCAGCTTCATCGTTTGGTAGTCTTATGAACCCACCTTGTCTAAAGCGCATGAGTGCCATAGTGGTACTATCTACTTGGTCATCGTTGGCACCTGACGGAAAGTCATTACACTCCTCAACAAGTTCATGAGCCCAACGTTTATCTGGAGCCCACACTATACCAGATCTGAAGAGATCTGCCACGGAGTTAACGCGGCTAATCTTATCTTGACCTTTGCCCGGTGTAAATTCCCCTAGCGGAACACCCATCCTTCTCATCTCTTGATAGAGAGCGGCTCCGTTAGATTTCTTTTCTACTATGAATGCATCTGGTTCCCAATCCTTGTACTCACGAAGTACTAACTCCTTTAACTCCGGGAACTCTAATCTTTCTTTAATTGCATTTAATAGTATTATATTATAATTATTGGTCTCTTCGTTAAAAAAGACTCCCCACGTAGTTAACGAATTATAATCGGCTCTATTGTTAGCTTCTTGTGCAGCATCCAAAGACATGATTGTAAACTCGCAACGGGGTGGATCTTCTTTTTCCCATATATTCCACCACTCACGTTTAATGAGGGCACCTTCTTCTGACACTGGGTTCTGTAAGTATTGAGCATTCCAGTATCGTACATCTAGTGCTGCTTTCTTTGCCTGTAATTCTTCAAGTGGCCAAAACTCAGGCCAAAGACTTTCTTCTTCGCCCGCTTTGTTTTCAATAATCGCTGGAAATTCAACGACTTCCCAATCGTCAACTCCTTCAGTCTTTATCATTTGGTTAACTATTTGGCCGGTCAAGTCTAGCTTAGACCACCTAGTCATTACAACAATAATCGCGCCGCCCGGCATAAGACGTTGTATTGGGCCAGACTGAAACCACTCCCAAGCAGGCAGAAAAACATCCGGTCGTCCCAACTTGGCATCTTGCTCCGAGTGTGGATCGTCAATGATAAATAAATCAGCCCCGCGACCAGCGAGGGCACCACCAACACCAATAGCAAAATACTCTCCATTATGATTTGTTCCCCATCTACTTGCTGACTTACTATCTGCTTGTAGCTCTACATCAGGAAAAATATCACTATAAGCATCAGAACTGACAAGGTTACGAACACGTCGACCAAAGTTAACTGCAAGGTCAGCAGTATGAGATGCCATAATAATCTTCTTGTGTGGGTACTTACCCAAAAACCAAGCTGGTGCCAAATATGAGATGAGCTCGGACTTTCCGTGTCGCGGAGCAATGTTAACAATAACGCGTTTCTTTTTCCCGTTAGCAATGTCTTCAAAGATTTGAGCCAGGCGCTTATGATGTGCACCAACCATGTAACCAGGATAGACATGTTTTACAAACTCCAAAAATTTATTCTGTCTTAAATCTAATGCTCTTGTTTTTTCTAACTCTTCTAACTCTGCAAGTAATTGTATCTGTTCATTTCTTGGAAGCAGGCTTATATTAGCTAGAGCTTTTTGTACATCAGCTTCTGTAAAGCCCGAAATATCCAATGCCATACTATTCTTTTTCTGGAGTTACATCTACAGCATCTATAATTTCAAACGATGTGTCAACAGCAGAAGTAGTTCCTAATATTTTGTAAAGCTTTGATTTAATTTGAGTTTCTAAGTCTTCAGGGCTTAAGTTTCTAACTGTAATTTCTGTTTTCTCTGAGAACAAACCTACATCAGATATTTTACCTAGTAATTCTAGAGCTTTTAATCTATGTCTTGGGTCTGATAATCCTGCATCTTCTAGGAGTTTATTTGTAACAAACCGTCTCAACTGGACGGCTTCTTGTACAACTTGATGATCATAGTCCGAGAGCATCGTAAATAAGTGTTGAACCGTAGCTGGAGTATTTAATGCTTTGTTTGTTGCGGCATTTAATGTGTTTGGAGCTTCAGGATCAGTAAAACGTTTGAATAAATCAGCAGCTTCTTGCTTTTCAATAGTAGAAATAGGTATATCTGCACCTGCTTCTAGTAAAATCTTAGCAGTATTAGCAACAACTTTTACTTTTTTATCTAAAGTCGTAGGTTCTTCGGCCTCAAAGTCATCAGGCAGGGGTTTGTTTGGGTCTGGTATGATTGTTATTGCCATAAAATGTCGCTGTTTACACCTTAGAAATTTATTTGCAGCTATTGAGGGCAATATATAGTAAATTGTTATATTAATCAAGTACTTTTTTGATACAATGAGTTATGAAAACCACGCTGACTAAGAAGAATTTAGAGATACTCTATAACATGGCATGCCAGATGGCTCCTTTCAACACCCTTCCTATGCCTAAGTCACACAAAGTTAAGTTTAAAGTTATTAAAAATCCTAACATCTATGGTTGTTTTGATGAGCATGAAATGGAAATTCAAATAAGTTCTAATGCATGTGGGCACTTCACTACTATATTCCAAACTCTTCTGCATGAAATGGTACATCTAGCTCTCTATGTTCGTGGTGATGATGACTTCCATGAGCATGGCCCTAAGTTCCTTCGTATTAAAAACGTCTACTCCGAGTTATACAACTTCGATCCTAAAGCTATTTAGATTTTATTTCCTTTTTTTAGGTTTTCTGCTGCTGTTACTATTTGTAGATTAGATGGTGTATGCAGTCCTGATACTATTTCGCCTTGTAGTGGGTAGATATGATCCACATGCCATTTAATTCCTGTATCAATTGTTCTTTGTATAGCTTCAGTATATATTTGTCTTATTTTATTTATGTCTTCTTTAGTAATCCATTTAGGAGTACGTTGCAATTTACTTGCTCTATACTTAACTCTTTTAGCAGCTCTTTTTCCAGCATTCTCAGGTTTATTCCAATATTTTCTAGTTGCTCGTCTTATAGATTCTTTTATTTCCTCTACAGTTCTAGTTGATTTTGGTCTGCCTCGTTTGCCATGCTTTTGAGTTTTCTTACGGGCTTCGTTTTTTCTTTGCCTGCGACATTCAACACAATCTTGGCTACCTACATACCTAGTATTACCATGACCATATTTACAGGGTAACCCCTCATATCGTGGTTTGCCTTCTGCTTTAGCTCTAAGTCTAGGGGTATCGTATTTCATATTTTGTATAGTATCATAATGTGGGGGGTAGGGCAAGGTTTTAAAAATTTGCAAAATATTTTTTGCTTTTTGAGTTTTCAAAAGTAAGGGGGGTGTTTCCTTTTTTCAATTTTATAAAACTACCATATCATTTGTGTAGTTCCCAGTGAATACAGACGGGGACAAGGTTCATCAAATAATGGGGTCATAGGGGGGGACTAGGGGACAAAAAGCTGGACTTTGTCTAGTTTCTATGCTATAATTCTTCACATGAACTGAAAAATTTATATGTCTTTTCTTTTCATTGGGACTTCTGCGTAATTTTACGCACTTGTCTTATTTAATTAAACTTTAAAAACGAAAGCGAGAATTATTATGTCAAAGAAACCTAGCCTTAAAAAAGCAGTAGCAGAAGTTAAGAAAGCAGTATTTTGTATGAGTGCAGATGATACGCTATCACTTGAACAGGGCGTTATTCAACCCTTTGAACAGGTTGTAGCTAATCATAAGAACAGCGAGGAATTAAAGCATTTAATAGCCGAGAACCTAGCGTCAATTCTAGGAACTACACCGAGCTATGAATTATGGAACGCTTGTCACGATAACACCGAGAAAGCCGTTATAACTTCAATGAAAATTGAAGAGGCTACATTCAAAAATATTTGGGCTAGTATCGTTAAGTTATTGGGTATCATGTATGACCTAGAAAAGCCTAAAGCGAAAAGTGTAGAGGCTATCAAAAAGGCAACGCAGAGAGAGAAAGCAAAATCAATGACGGGACTTGATGGAAAAGATTATCTAGTTTCCGAAGTAGATGACGCTAACCTTGAAAAACTTTTTGGACTTCGTGGAAAAGCAGAACTTGTGAATAGAGAACTAGCTAACGAAAAAGAAAGCGAGAAATTGCAAAAACTAGCGAGAACAGCTAACGCAAATAATTTTCTAGCTAGAATGAAAACTCTAGTAAAAGAAAAATATGACTTCGCTATGTATTTGGATACTAACCTAGCAACCTTTGAAATAGAATTTGAGGATAGTAAACATAATCCTGCGAAGTAAACGAAGTTAAAAAAGTAATATTAAGGGATAACGATTAACTTCGTTATCCCTTTTTTTTCGTCAAAATTTTGGGGACACAATCCCCACGATGAC